ATAAATCATATTATACAAAATAGGTATTTTGTATAATTAGAATATATATACCATCTAATATCAGGGGTGGTGACCATCCACATATCATACTAGAGCCGAATAGATGAGATATAAATGATATTATAATTATGCGTATATTATGTATATTATAAATTGGATATTTATTGGATATATTGATAGTAATTAGTAATTGACATTGGACTTTATCCGAAATCGGATTAAGTCCTATTCATACTGATATATACTGCTATATGACTATTTATAATCAAGAACATTGGAAAGTTTATAACTCAAATAGTTACAAAACTGTAACAATTAGTTTACATAACATCATCATACATCTAACTGTAAAGTATTATACCTTTACATATCACATAAAAAAAGAATACTACCTGCATAATGTCACTCTCATATCATACAAGTAATATCCTATTCAGTCAATATCTCAAGATATTTTTATAATGTTTCACAAGATGTTTCACAAGATACTATTAATCCTTATCTTGACTTAATAACCATGACAGCATACAATGTATGTGTTGGGTACATTATCACGGTTAATCAGTGTAAAGCATATGAGTATCAAAGTAGCAGCATTCGGCGTATCATTACGAATGAAAAATATTGTGGCTTAGATAACTCCCTTAAATACGATACAGGCGAAGTACCTGTTACCATTGTATTAGATAACATTACCCTGTGTATTGGTTTTTACCCCCTGCCGGAAATTTCCGGTACCCTGATTTAAGGTAATGGTTTTATCCTCGTTACTATCCTGAATTGGGACTTCATCATTATCCTCCAATCGTTGCATCTCCAATGCTGTATTGGTAGTATAAGGACTAAGGTCAATAACTGTTTGCTTAGAAATAGCACCCATATCATATTGTACTTTCAACTCATTCATCATGGACTGTGTATCAACTGGACGATTGTAATTAAATGTGACATCGACTTCATCAAAATCATTATCTGTAAATGTCTTGCCTTGTAATGCCAGTAATTTTCTAAAGTATTCAAAGCGCAAGAAGAATCCATCCTTCAACACCTTAGTCATTTGCTTTGCTCTATTGTCACTTTGACTAAATAACAGTTTTAAACTAATTTCTGATACGTTGGCAATATTGCTTTGTCCTACTACTGCACTCGGCACACAAGCGATTGTATAAAGTTGTTGGATAAGATTGTCCAATTCCAATTTAATGCTATTGTAGTCCAGTGTAGCACTAGCATACTTGAACCCGCCTCCTGCTTCAAAGACGAGCATTTCGCCACACATATCTTTACTTACACTTGCATCTGTAGCACGCCCAGCACACACGCCAAGAGGATTCATTGACAGAGTAGTAATAGCATCATCTAACTTTGACAAAAGATTTTCAATCTTATCCATGATAGGTATAAGGTCATTCATCGGACTATCACCAAAGAAATTATATGCTGTCTTATCAAGTGACGCATAGTGGATTGGCAATCCAGTCAAGTTTGGTTTTTCGGATTCCATTACATTATCTTTCCAAATTTGTACTTTATCAGGATAATATACATAATAATGTGCTGTGCCTGTATCGGCATCTTTCCAGTATTCGACAAAAGCAATATAATTCTCTGCATCATCATAAACTGGATAAGCACTTTCGTTAGGAATAATATGACATTTCACTACATTATTATCCATATAATCATACTCAAATGCATTGCCATACTTCGCCAAATCCTGTGCAATCTGATAATCGACTGTATTGTAACGCCCCTTTTTGTAAATCCTATTGAACTCTTTTACAATGTTCTGTTCACCTGTGATTGAAATAGGATTGCCCAATATGTAGGAAGCATGGAAATTTTCAATTATTTTTAATGTCTGTAATACAATCTTTGCAGTTGTATAGGTTTCCCCTTTAAATTTAAAATCAGGACGTCTTAAAACTTTATGAATTCTCAGAAAATACTGCTTTATGTCTAACACGTTGCTAATACGCTGTTGGTGTTCTCTCTCAAAAGGAACATCTTCAAACCAATACGGCTTAGTCATATCTATCATTTATATATCACACTCCTTAGTTAGTGGTAATTTACGCCGCACTTGATTCCCTGTAAGCCCATTCCTGCCGCCATACATAAATCATCATGCGAACCTATAATTGCACCCATCTTGCCATCGTTTGTAAATTCAAATACTTTCATTTCCCGCAATAAATCTTTGCTCTTAATAATCATCTGCTTTGTTTCAAACATTTCCACAAAGTCATTTACAAGCATTGGTTTTGTTTTTGTATTTGTCTGCCATCCCACCTTTGGCAGCATACATTGACTGCGTGCATCATACTCCATGTAAGAATACATATTCCTATAGTGATATTCGTTGTAGAGTTTATCCACAACTGTATGTCCTGCGCTCATTTTCTCTACAATTAAGTTTGCATTACCATAAAAAACACCAGTATCATTAATCAACTCTGCAAAAGCATATGGTTTTATTGTATTGCTCTTAAATTCTGCACATTGTTCTGCATTCTCATTAAACACCTCAAATGCACTGTAATCCTTTCCCACACCCTCGGAGGTATCACAGCCAATATAAAACTTAACTCCTCTTTGTGGTAAATTCCAAATGGTTAATCCGTTATTCAACCACCTTTTCAACGAAACAGGGAAGTTCTTTGGCAAACCATTTTTTGTAATAGGTTTGAATTTTTCAATACCAACTAAATTTTCGTGAATGAGTTGAGGGTCAAATATATTATTACCTGTTGAGATAAACGCTTCCAATGGCTCAGAAGGGAATTCCTGTTTAAATGCCTTTTCACTTGTATTGGCAATTTTCATCCTCCGCCACACAATCTGTTGAAGTGAAGCACCTTTAGTCATTAGTAATTTCTCTTCCGATGTTAATTGTTTATCCGTTGGTAAAGCACCATGTAATTGTGTGTATCTGTCACAGAATTCCTCATATTCTTCTTCAAACATAAGTTTATCATCTATCCATGAGAAGAAGAATGGCTTGTACATACTCTCTCCACGCTCTGCTTTACCCCAAATCTCTTGAAAGTAATTAATACCATTTGCAGTTGATTCAAGCAGAATAACGCCGTGTGGAGTCAATGCTTGCTCAATAGCAATAAGTTGCTGTTGAATCGTATCTTTGCAGAAAGCCACTTCTGATATATGCGCAAAATTAATTGTTGCACCACGGCATACATCTTTGTTCCCGCAGGTCGTGCAAATAATATGACTGCCATTAGTAAAACTCAATTCTTTTTTATTATTATTAAAAATTGGAATCTTAAATGGCTCTGCCATATTGTTATAAAGTTGCTTCAATTTATTAAATATTTCCGTTGCAGATTGTATACTATAACTCATTAATAGACAGGTACTATTTGCTTGTGTGGTTGCGATATAGATAGATTGTGCCACGGCCAAAGTTGAAATACCTAACTGTCTACTTTTCAGTACAACATTATATTTAGTTTCATGTTGTAGTAGATATTTCTGCTCAGGGTTAAGTTTGAATTTCTGCAATTCGCCATCTTTATTCACCACTTTCATTAGATTTTGGATGAATAAAAGTGGACTATTCCATAACTTTTTTAATTTCTCTTGTGTTGTCATAATTCACCCCCTATTTTATTAACACTTTGAGAGAATCCAAAATTGGATTCTGATAATTTAGGACAGTCCAAAGTTGGACTCACCGATAATTTAGCACAACGCAATTTTGCGTTCTTCACTCGGCTTATCCGATTTCGGCAACTCCGATTCTATTTAATATTAGCAATAAATAAGGCGGTATTATTTAAGGGTAGTAATTATACTTACCCCCTCTAATACCGTCTAATTTACTTCTAAAATAAAGTAATTAATCCTCTATATCATCCATTAAATCTTTATCACTTAACCCCTGTGCAATTTCCAAAATACCATTCTTTTTATCATCTGCAAAGAATTGATTAGAGAAGTCAACAAACGCCTTAAATGCATTGGTATCGCTCTTTGCCTTGTCAAAATAAATATTATATAGTTCAATCATTTTCTTTTGATGTTCACGCTGTAACAACCACTTCACAGCCGTTTGAACATTATCTTCCATTAACCAATTCTCTGCTGTCTTTTCCACAACACCTTTTGTATAACACTTATAATTCATCTTTAAATCATCAAATGTTTTAAACTGTTGAGGCAATAGTTCAGGAGCATATTTCCAGAGTATGTAATATACTTTTGTATCTGTCTTTACCATATTTTTTAAGTGCATTAAAATGCTTTCTTCCTGTGAAGTCGATTTACCCGCAGCAAATCCATCCTTACCAGTAATAGTTTTTTTACTTCTTGCCATTATTCCACCTCTTTTTCTACCTGCTCCATTACAGGTATAATATCATCTACTGTCTTAATTCTCGCTGGTTTATCATACTTCGCATTTATCCTGTCCATAGCGGCAATTATATCATCCAACGTCTTAATATTTGTATGGGTTGCTTCCTCATTCTCTGCATAAACCTTTTTATTCTTCACGATGGCATTGTTTAATTCTGTATTCATAATAATACTTCCTTTCATTATTTGAGTTTCAATTTTACTGTTTAACTGAAAGGGTACACTAATAAAGAATATACTCTTCTATCAGTGTACCTTTTCAGTGAGCGCTCAAATTTTACTTATTTACAATGACATATGATTGATAATTGATACTATCTGGGATATTGTATTGCTCTTTATTTCTTTTACTT